GTTAATAAATACATCTACAGTTATTTGACTTGTTGTAACATTAGCTACATTAATCCCTACAATAGCGTCATCTGAGTTTGCTGTGCGTAGAGTTACAGCACTTGTTCCTACATTTCGCTGTTTGTCTCTTTCAAAATCTTGTGCCATTCAACCTCCTCTACAATGCGATCGCCATTGCGGTAGCAAAACCCTTAGTCGCCGATCCTATATCGTCAGCAACTTCTGATGCACTTCTGCCCTCAATGCTCGTTCCATTTACTCGAAGAAAATCGTCATCGGCAACTCCGCTAGTTGCAACCAAGAAGTTCCCATTTGATATACCCGTGGTTACTCCTAAAGTTGTTCTAGCTGCAGCTGCGTCTGCGTCGTCGATTAAAGAAGCACCAAACGTGCTTATCGTGCTTGTTTCGACTTTATCCGAGTTAAGATTTGTAAAGTTTGCATCTACTTCATTGTTAGTTAGGGGCGAACCTTTGCCCGATCTTGTTACAATAGTAGCCATGATTTACCCCTTTCCTATTAACTTGCTGACAATGTTATTGTCCAAGTCACAGACATTGTATCATCAGCGGCTTTATTAACAACACTAAATACAGTTCGGCAGAGCATGTCACCACCAGAAGCCGCATTAAATATACCTGCTTCAGTTACTGCACCAGTTGCATCACCTGCTTCAAAAGCAGATACGTAAACAACTTTTTCGTTGTTCGAGCCTGAAATTGTTGTGCTATCAAGTGCTTCTCTTGACCCTAATAAAGTTACCAAATCAGTTTGAGAAGCTGCTGCGGCTGTTGTTCCAGAACCCAACCCCATATGTGACATGACGCTTTTAGAAGCATCTTTCATACGGGAGGCTATGTACTCCAAACCTTTGTTGACAACAAGGTTTTTTACTTCCCTCTCATCTTTAACGTTTCCGGCCTTGTCCTTTAGGACGATGTTAAGCTGACCGGAGAGCTTTAAATTTTCATTTATCATAACGATCTCCTAAAAGGTTCGGGAAGCGCCGACGTAATCTTCCTGAAAGTATGTGAAGTCACAATAACCCTGACTTCTTAAAGACCCCGCGTCGGTCATCGAGGCCGTATTTGATGGTCGTTTTCCAAAAGCCAAAACGTCTCCATCGGTCACTCCGAAACTATCTCCAAATGCTCTGTTGAAAGTAGTTGCTATCGCAATAACTTCTGAAACAGTTGCAACATTTGTTGTAATCTTTACGAACTGCATTTCTTGGTCGTCTAATATTGAGGCTTCACCGTCGACGTCGTCTGTTGCATCAACACTGTTAGCAAGTGCTTTTGTAAGAGCTCTAGCAGTAATTGCATCTGTAAGAGCAGGCGTTTCACTCAAACCTTTACTTGTTGATGGTCTTAAAACATCAGTTACTGAAGGTGATTCATTAAAAATTTTACCTAACTCAAGAGAAGCTGCATCTTCGGCAATTGAAAAACTATCTGCAAATGATTTAGGAACCTCTTTAGAAATTAATTCTGCAACAACAGCTGAATCTGCAAGAGGTTTTCCATAAGACATAATATTTGCTTCAGCTACGCCAATAGTTTCAGATAGTCCTTTATTAAAAGCCAAAACCGCATCTTCTGCCAGAGCAGTGCTATCAGTAAGTGTTTTGAAGAAATGTAGTAACGCCCCATCAACACTACCCACACCGTCAGCAGCCGCCACAGTGCTAGCAAACTCACTAAATAGTAGAAAGTTTCCTTGTTCTGCTTTCATCTTTAGTTTAGCAATTTGCGCAGTCGTCATCTTAGTTTTAAGTTGAGTAAAAGCTGCGTTAAGCGCGTTTAGAAATACTGCTGATTTTATCTTCATGCAAAATCCTCTCGTATTCTAAATTTAAGAATCTCAAAAATTGTTTCTCGTAGTCCTGTAGACCTGACAATTTCTATTTCACCCTCATACGTACCCGGCTCTTGATTAAGATCATTAGCCTGCCATTGAATAACTGCAATACCTGAAGTTGAAGTATCTGGATTTATATAAGCTGTCCTAGAAAACAATACTGTCGACTCTCCAGCAGCTCGAAAATGAAGTGTGACTGTTGCACCTGTTAGATCAGAAGCTGTGTTAGTATCTTCATCCGTAAAAGTTAATTTTATTTGCGGGCCTGTATCACCTTGAACATAGTTGAATGAAGTACTCATTAGTATGCCACCCTCTTTGTTGCACTACCAGTAAAATTTGGGCCGCGAACACGTGTTCCAACACGACGATAATCTCGTCGTTTTGCAGCGTCTGCGTCCTTCTTAAACTCTGTCTGATAATAGATTGATAGCTCTGGACTTGTCCATTCTTTGTTTGGTATTGAAGTCAACATACCAATAGCTCCGTAAGCAATACAACGACCATAAGTCTGGTAAATCCAATCTTCTATACCTGTTGCCGTAAGTTTTGTTTTTAAGACACCAGTACCTGTAAACTCATACTTTTTATCAGGAGTAGGATAAAATTTTATGGAAGCATCTTGGTATATTGCGTAATACTTAGGACACCCTTTTTCATTAAACGCAGTGGTAGTTAAATGTCTGTCTGTAATACGGGGAATACACCTACCATCAAGCACTATTTCATATACATTTTCTAGTACAGCTTCGTTAGACGGCAAAAATATAACATAATCTGCAACATTTTTGACTGCGAAATCTTTTTCAATATCGAAACGCCATATTTCACTGCGCTGAAGAAATTTTGCTGCAGCTTCTTGTAAGTGAGATTCCATAACAATTTCAGGACACCCCGGAACATAAGGTTGTATATAAGGGTAAAGTTGATCCCATAAAACTGTTGCCATTACGCTACCGCCTTCCCTGTTGTTGGTGTAACCGCCAGATCTGCTTGTGTTTTGACACCGATTGCAGCATTAAAAGCCTGATACGCAGCGGCAGCACGGGCTTCGTTTGCTCCATATTCTGCGTCTTTTGAGTAAGCACGATATAGTATCCAATCTGTAATTGGGCTTAAGTATATATCGTCTAACAATATTACTGTAGTATTATTATTTGCTGGGTTTAATTGACTTTCAGTTAGTGCATGTGCACCCGGAGCATCAGTATAAATAACTTCTAACTGTGCCGAAGAAGTAGCTGGAGGATATACATAAAACTCCTTCGGTATTCTAGGATCATAAGTGTAGTGCTGTATGTTATCTGTTTGTGTTTCAGTATGCCAGCTGGGACGCTGATCATCTAAAACAGCTCGATCAACAACTCTAACCACTTTTCTAAGTGATCCAGTTTTAACATTTCGAGTTATGTCAAGCAAACGTAGGGCTGAAGGAAATCCCCCGCTTGATGCAGTTAACTCTTGTTTTGTCCCAGCTGCACATGTAAATGTTGCACATTTTGCGTTTGCATCAGGTCTTAAAAGAACAATACTTAAGTACGATTCGTTTAACCAGCTTTGAAGTTCTACACGAGGCCAACGTACGCCTGTGTCTTGTAAGATAGATTCAACGCGTGAAATTATATCTATTACTTTAAATGTCGCCATCTTCCCAAGCTTCATTTATATCAGGCGTAGAAGGATCATCTGCTTTTAGAGTTCCATCTTTATTACGAGCTCGTATTCTTTTTTCAGGTTTAGAGTCTTCATTAGCTCCTGCTAATTCTAAGCCTTTTTCGTTTAGCTTAAACTCATTATCTACAATGCCCCCAACCTCAACAGGTTCGCCATCAATTATAACTATTGCTTTATTACTAACTATTTCGCCATTAAGTTTTTTAAGTAGTTGGTATACATCCATCACAAATCTCCAATAAAAGTAGGGGGCCGTGAGGCCCCCCTTTGTTGTTAGGAAGGATCACCTACTAACGCAGTAACTAAAGCCTCATTTTTAAGGACTTTTCGGCCATACACCGCTAATCCTCTAACTTTGTCACCAAAATCAGTTTGGTTACGAAGCTGTTCAGTTTTACTGATTTGCGAAGCAAATGAACAAGCAGCTTGAGTACCTGCTACCATCATTCGTCTAGGTTTAGCATTAGAAAGTGATGCGCCAGCTGATGTTGCTGTTAAACCATTAACAAGGG